GACGACGAACAACGCGGCTCCGGTCGCCGAGGCGACGTCTTCGGCGGCCCCGACCGCCCCGGGCGGTGCCGGCGCGCTGGTCCTGAACGCCGGCGGCGGCTACAAGCCGGAGTCGGCGCTGGCCGCGGCCAAGGTGACCACCCCGGTCCGCACCATCGCCCACTGGATCCCGATCACGAAGCGGGCCCTGTCGGACGCCTCCCAGATCCGCACCCTGATCGACTCCTTCCTGCGCTACGGCCTGGAAGAGGAGCTCGAGGACCAGATGATCTCCGGCGACGGCACCGGGGAGAATTTCGAGGGCCTCGGCAACGTCTCCGGCACCCAGTCGCAGGCGTGGGACACCAACATCCTCACCACCCTGCGCAAGGCCAAGACGAAGGTCCGCACCGTCGGACGGAGTGTCGCCAACGCCTACCTCCTGAACCCGGCCGACCTCGAGACGGTGGACCTCCTCCAGGACAACGAGGGCCGCTTCTACTTCGGCGGCCCCTCCGGCGTCGGCTCGGCGTCCGTCCTGTGGGGCCTCCCGGTCATCGAGACCGAGGCCGTCCCGGCCGGCGTCGGCTACGTCGGCGACTTCCGCAAGGCGATCCTCTGGGACCGCGAGCAGGCGTCCATCACCGTCACGGACACGCACGCGGACTTCTTCATCCGCAACCTGGTCGCGATCCTGGCCGAGATGCGCGCCGGCTTCGGTGTCATCCAGCCGTCCGCCTTCGTCGAGGTCGACCTGACCGCCTGAGGAGGCTGACATGGCATACCTGAACCCGGGCGCCGGAGCGACCCGCGAGGGCAAGCAGGCCGCAACGGTGACTGCCCTCACCAACGCCAACGGCACTGGCGACAACACGATCGCGGATGTCGGGTCGAGCTTCTCTCAGACGACCCTGAACAACAACTTCCGCGACCTGTCCGACAAGGTCAACGCCATCATCACCGCGCTGAAGAACGCCGGCCTGATGGCGTGAGCACATCCCGACTGGTGCGAGGGCGGTGTCCGTGTGGCGCGATGCATGCCGCGTGCGGGCCGCCCTCGGCCAGCACACCCGTGGACGAGAACCTGGAGGTGGCCGTCGTGGGCGGGCCCCTGAAGCTGTACGACGTCGTGATGCACGGCGTACCGACCCGGATGAAGCTGAACGAGGACGACGCCAAGCGGTATGACGCCACTCTGGTCGAATCCGAGGTTTCTGCCCCAGAGGCTCCGGGCCCGGAGAGCCTGGACAAGACCGAGGAGCCGAGCGCCAAGGCTCGCAGTGCCCCGAACAAGGCGCGCCAGGCCCGCGACAAGGCCACCCCCGGTGACGGCTGACTATCTGGCCGACCCTGAAGAGCTAGCCACCTGGCTCCAGGTCGACGCCACTGACTCCAAGCTCCTTGCGGCGCTCGGTGCAGCATCGCGCCGCTTCCGTGGCGCGGTCCGGCATCCCGTGTCCTTGGTGGTCGGCGACACGATCGTCCTGGACGGAAGCGGCGCGATGTCCCTGCTGCTGCCGGCCGCCCCCGTCGTAGACGTCTCGTCCGTCCTTGTCGACGGACAGGCTCTGACGGCTGGCACGGACTACACGTGGTCGGCCGACGGCTACCTGCACCGCCTGGGGGCCGTGTGGCCGACCGGGCTGCGTTCGGTGACCGTCGTCTACAGCCATGGCTACGCCGAGATCCCGGGAGACATCCAGGAAGTCGTGATCGACCAGGCCCGCGCCCTCTACGCGGTCCTCCCGGGCGTTCAGCAGCAGACGGTCGGCGCCCAGTCCGTCAGCTTCGGAGTGCAGGCCGCTACAGGCGTCACCGCTCAGTGGGCGGTTGCCGTCGACCGGTACCAGCTCAACCGGGGTGAGCGGCCGTGATGTTCAACCAGATGGCCGTGCGCGTGCGGGCAGGCAGCAAACCGGACCGAGGCGGCAACGTCGTGCCCGACTGGTCGCCCGGGGCGGTCAGCCGACTGACGGTCACCGGCCTGAATATCCAGCCCGCCAGCCAGACGGAGTCGGCGGACGAGCAGCGAACCGCGGTCGTCACCGGATACAAGGTGCAGTCGGCCCCCGGCACCGCCCCCGACATCAGGGCAGCCGACCGCATCGAATGGGCCGGCCTGCTCTATGAGGTCCAGGGCGAAGTGGGCCGCTGGCCTCAGCTCTTCTCTGACGCCACCCACCACATCGAGTTCGTGATGGCCCGAGCCACCGGATAGGAGGCTCTCATGCTCGTCGAGTGGCGCCTGGACGCGGCCGGCATCCGGGAAGTCCTCAAGGGGGACGAGGTCCGCCAGCTGGTCGACGGCCTGGCGTCAAACATCGCGGACACCGTCAAGGGCCTCGTGCCGGCCGGGACTGTGATCGAGGTCCGCGCCTACACGACCGACCGCGGCGCCGCGACGGTGGTGGTGGCGGACGTACAGGCGATGGCCTGGCAGGCCCGGGACGGCATCCTCACCCGGGCCGCTGGGCATGCCGGGCTTGAGGTCAGGGCGGTGGAGCGGTGAAGCCGCTCGTCCTGTTCGGGGATGTCCAAGCCGCTGCCGCCAGCGCACTGCGCACCGCGCTGGCAGGCCGGTCGGAGTCCTACGCGAACGGGGCGGCGGTCGGCACCCGCGTCCCTGATGCCCGCGCGCCGGAGTCACCCCACCTCCCTTACATCCTGGTGCGCAAGGACAGCGACCTGCCTCACTCGTCTATGGCGAACTCGCGCTGCACTCTGCGCGTGACCGTCTGGCATGCGGATCCGGACCAGGCGCACGACCTGGCGATGCTCTGCCAGGGACTGCTGCTGCTTCACTCCGGCCCCGTCATCCGCGGTGTCCGTCCCGGCACTGGACCCCTCGCGGCCAGGGACCCGGACAGTGGCGCCGACCTGTCGACGCTGACCGTCCTGGCCAACGTCAAGCCCATCCCCGTCTGACCCGCCCACCTGCGGCGACATCCCTACCGACAAGAGGAGGACGCCGTGGCCGGCGACCCGCTGAAGGCAAATCTGTGGACGGACGCGGACGTCTACATCTCGACCAACCTCTCCGCGACCCTGCCCGCCAACGCCAGCACGCCTTTCGGGGTCGACTGGGACCTGGTCGGACTCCTCGACGGCGACGACGGCATGCCGGAGTCCCGAGACGAGGACACCGACGACAAGTACGCCTGGGGCGGCATCCTCGTCCGCACCAGCCGAGCCCACTTCAAGCTGACGAAGTCGTTCACGGCGCTCGAGGACAACGACACCACCTACTCGCTGCTGTGGCCTGGCTCAACATCGACACAGGTCAAGGTTCCTCGGCCGGCCAAGGTGCTCGTGGCCTTCGAGGTCCGCGAGGGGAGCAAGGTCCGGCGGCTGATCACGGCCAATTACGCCGAAGTCAGCCTCGATGGGGACCACGGTGAGACCGAGACCGACCTCGAGTCGATGACTTTCGCCGCAACGATCTTCCCGACCAGTGCCGGCGTGCTCTTCACCAAGCAGACCACACCGACGCTGACGACCCTCGACGTCTCGCCAGCGACGAAGTCCCTCACCGTCGGCCAGATCGGTTCTCTCACCGCCACCGCCACCTACGACGACTCCTCGACCGCGAACGTCACGGCCCTCGCCACCTGGACATCCAGCAACACAGCCAAGGCGACCGTCGCATCCGGCTTCGTCACGGGCGTCGCAGCTGGGTCCGCCACCGTCACGGCGACCTACGAGAGCCTGACGGACACCTGTGCGGTCACCGTCTCCTAATGCCGCCGGGGCGCGGCAGTTCGCGCGGTTCGGCCGCGCCCCGGTGCACCACCGAACCGCGAGGAGGCCCCGTGCCCATCCAGATCTCCGACGATGCCGTCCAAGCAAGGGCCGTCCAGCTCGGGCTCATCCAGCAGGGCGAGATTCTCCCCCGCCATCTGCGCAGCCGCGTGATCGCGGCCATGGCCGACTCGGACAGTCACCCCGTGGGGCTCTCAGAGCCGCGGCTGGCGCGCGAGGTCGTCATTCAGCCCGGCGGCACAGTCCTAGTCGATGGCGAGCCTTTCCCCTGGCTCGTCGGCCGGCAGCCCATGGAAATCACCCTGCAGCACGACGGCGTCAGCTCCGTCCGCCTCACCCTGCTGGCCGCCGGCGTCCAGATCGTCCCACCCGAACCGCGAACCGAGAGCGAGACCTGACGTGACCAGCCGAACCGCGCGCCCCACCCCCGATGACCAGCCCTTCGACTTCAATCTGGATGTCGTCAAGGCGGAGACGGAACTGACGCCTTTCCGCTTCCATTTCGACGGGCGCCGCTGGGAGATGGCCCACCTTCAGGGCCTCGATATCTGGGATCTCGTTGAGGCGGCTGAAGGCGGAGATCTCAAGGCCATGCTCGGCTGCACCAAGGCGGCCCTGGGCGACGACTTCGACGACTTCCGCAAGATCCGCCTCCCGCAGTACAAGTTGATGGCACTCTTCAAGGCGTACCAGAAGCACTGTGGGCTGGAGCCGGGGGAATCCGCGGCCTCCGGGACCTGATCCGGAGGCATCCTAGGGCCCTGGACGCCGACCTGCGGGCTGAGTACGGGCTGCGCCTGCGCGACCTGTACACCGGTGCACTTACCTACCGAGAGCTCGCCGGTTACGTGCAGGGCCTCCCGCCACAGTCACGCATCCGCACCGCCCTGAATGACGGCGCACCGGAGCCGCGGCGGGAAGAGCTGATGCTCGCCGACCTCTTCGACATGCTCCAGCGCGTCAACTGGACCATTCAGGCGGTCAACGCCACCTCGCCGCCGAAGACGCCGAAGCCGTATCCGCGGTGGTGGCTGCGTAACGCGAAGAACCGCAAGGCTCCCGATGCCCAGCGCGCGACCCGCCTAGAAGCAGCACGCGCGCGCGCCCAGGCCCGGAGGGCACAACTGAAAACCTAAGGGGGACTGGTGCCCAACGTCGGCTACGCCACTATCCAGATCATCCCCTCAGTGCGGGGCATCAGCAGTGAGCTGCAGCGCCAGCTCTCCGGCCCGGCGGGCGATGCGGGCTCCCGTGCGGGCGAGGAGTCCGGCGGCCGCTTCACCGAGAAGTGGAAGGAGCGCTTGGCCGTCGCTGGCGCAGCGGCTGGTGCGGTCCTGGTCGCTGCCACCGTGTCCGCCATCGAGAAGGAGAAGATGGCGGACAAGCTGGCCGCACAGCTCGGCCTGTCCGGCAAGGGGGCCAAGCAGGCCGGCTCGGTAGCGGGCTCGCTGTACTCGAAAGCTGTCGTCGACTCCTTTGAGGAGGGTGCGGACGCTGTCCGGGCCGTGATGGGGTCTGGGCTCATCCCCGAGAAGGCCACCACCCAGTCCATCGAGGCCATCACCACGAAAGTCTCGGACCTCGCTACCACCTTCGATCAGGACCTCGGCGGCGCCGCCAACGCCGCGACACAACTGATCCGCACAGGGCTGGCCAAGGACGCGCCCGCGGCCCTCGACCTGATCACCAAGGGCCTGCAGTCGAATGCCGACAAGGCCGGAGATTTTCTGGACACCCTCAACGAATACGGAGTTCAGTTCAAGAAGGCCGGCCTGGACGGCGCGTCTGCTGTCGGCCTGCTGAATCAGGCTATCGCGGCTGGCGCCCGCGACTCCGACCTGGCTGCCGACGCCATCAAGGAATTCTCGATCCGGGCTATCGACGGGTCCGACTCCAGCAAAGCGGGCTTCGAGGCGCTCGGCCTGTCGGCCCAGGATATGGGCGCCCAGTTCGCCCAGGGCGGCAGCGCCGCGAATGGGGTCCTGACGCTGACCCTGTCTCGCCTGCGGGACATGAAGGACCCGCTGCAGCAGTCGGCCGCGGCCACTGCGCTCTTCGGTACGCAGGCCGAGGATCTCGGGTCCGCGCTCTTCGCGATGGACCCCTCAACGGCTGCTGCCGGCCTCGGCCAGCTGGACGGCGCAGCCAAGGCGGTAGGCGACACCATCCGCGACAACACCAGCTCCCAGCTGGCCATCCTCGGACGACAGCTGATGTCCGGGCTCGGCGCCGTCGTGGATCAGTTTGTCGTGCCGGCCCTGCTTGCCCTCGTCAAGGGCCTGCAGGTGGCAGCAGGCGTTGTCGGTCCTCTGATCGGCTGGTTCCGTGAGTGGGGCGCGTGGCTGACGCCTGTGGTGGTGCTCGTAGGTGGCCTGACGCTCGCTCTGAATGCCCAGGCCATCGCTACGGCGGCTGTCACTGCGGTGTTCTCCGTGTATCGCGCGGCCATTCTGATCGGCACGGCCGCCACAACTGGCTTCGCCGGCGCGCAGGCGCTCCTCAACGCCGTCATGGCGCTGAATCCAATTACTCTCGTGGTAATTGTGTTGGCGGCCCTCGCGGCGGCCGTGATCGTTGCTTGGCGCAATAGCGAAACCTTCCGTGCCGTGGTGACCGCCGCCTGGGCGGGAATTCAGACGGCCGCACTGTGGGCGTGGGAGAACGTCCTCAAGCCGGTGTTCGCTGCCCTGGCGCTGGCCTTCAAGGTCGTCGCTGATGCGGCGACCTGGCTGTGGGTGAACGCAATCCAGCCCGCCTTCGATTTCATTGTCGCGGCCGGACGGATCCTTTTCACGATCCTGGGCACCATCGTCCTCGCCCCGCTCCTCCTGCTGTTCAAGGCGCTCGGGGCGATTGCGATGTGGCTGTGGGACACGGCTATCAAGCCGGTCTTCACGCTGATCGGCGACCTGGCAATGTGGCTGTGGGATGTCGCTATCAAGCCGGTGTTCAACCAGATTTCGGCGCTGTTCCAAGCGTTCGCGGCGGTCGCTATGTGGCTCTGGTCGAACGTGATCAAGCCTGTCTTCGAAGCCATCGGTGGAAAGATCTCCGACTGGTGGACCACGGCGAAGTTCATCTTCGACTTCGTGATCGCCTACATCAAGGGCCCCCTCGCTGAATCGTTCATGAACTTCTGGAACGGCACGATCAAGCCGGTCTGGGAGGGCATCAAGGCCACCATTGCGTTCGTGTGGGATCGGGGCATCCGGCCAGTCTTCGATGCGCTCGGCCGCGGCGTAGACACGGTCAAGGGGTCCTTCGACACCGGGGTCTCTGCCATCGGTCTCATCTGGGATCGCCTGCGCGAGATCACACGCAAGCCGGTCCAGTTCGTGATCGATACCGTCTACAACAACGGCATCCGTAAGGTCTGGAACACGATCGCTGATTTCACCGGCGCCGGAAAGCTTGACGCCGTTAAGTTCGCCGATGGCGGCCGGACTTACGGAGGCACCCCCGGCAGGGACTCCATCCCCGCACTGATGATGGCCGACGAGTACGTCATCCGCCGCGACTCCGCCCGCAGGCTGGGTTTCGGCACTCTCGACTACATCAACCGGTACGGCAGCCTGCCGGGGTTCGCCGCTGGCGGCCCGGTGCAGCACTTCAAGGACGGCGGCATCGTCGGCTGGATCAAGGGCGCGGCAAGCTCGGTGGGTGACTTCTTCGGCGACATGACCGAGCTGATCACCAACCCCGGCAAGGCGTGGCAGGCCGCAACCGGTTTCATCCGCGACAAGATCGCCAGCATTTCCGGCAGCGGCTTCGGTCAGCTCATCGGCAGCGTCCCGACAAAGATCCTCTCCTCCCTCAAGGAGAAGGTCGTCAGCCTGATGGGCAGCTTCGGCGGCAGCGACATCGGCGGGTCGGGCGTCCAGCGGTGGGCGCCGGTCGTCCTCCAGGCGCTCTCCATGCTCGGCCAGCCCGCGAGCCTGCTCCAGACCACGCTACGCCGCATGGACCAAGAGAGCGGCGGCAACCCCTTCGCCATCAACAACTGGGACAGCAACGCCCTGGCCGGAGACCCCAGCCGCGGGCTTATGCAGACCATCGGCAGCACCTTCAACGCCTACGCCGGGCCGCTCCGGTCACGCGGCATCTACGACCCGCTGGCCAACATCTACGCCTCGATGCGGTACGCCCTCGACCGGTACGGATCGATCGCCCGGGCCTACAACCAGCCGGGCGGCTACGACAGCGGCGGCTGGCTGATGCCCGGCGTCACGACAGTCGTCAACGGCACCGGCCGACCTGAGGCCGTGCTCACCGGGGGGCAGTGGGAGGTGGCCCGCGCGGCCCTCGCTTCGGGTGGGGCAGGCGACCAGCGGCAGTACCACATCACTCTCCAAGGCTCCCGCATGACCAGCGAGGAGCAGGCGGCCGACCTCGTTCGCCACCTGCAGTTCCATGGCTGAAAGGGGTCCTCATGGCCGTACAGCTGGGGCTCCTCCCCGTCACGCTGGGCTCGCTCCCTCTACTGTCCAGCGATGACGCAGGCGTCGATTGGGTGGTCACCGATGTCAAAGGGTGGACCGATTCAGCCGGGGTCCGCTCCGAAACCACTCCACGACAAGCCGACCACGGGGCCTGGGCGTCGAAGGTCTACTTCGACGCCCGGCCCATCACTATCACCGGCCACATCTCTGCCCCATCGACGGCCGCCCGGGATGCGGCCATCGACCAGCTCACTGTGGCGGTGTCCCTTGATGACACGTTGCTTGTCGTCGGCGAGACCGTCCCGAAGCAAGCCACCGTTCGCCGGTCCGGCCAGCTTCTCGTCGAACTGGTCGGCCCCTATGAGGCCACCTACAGCGCGATCGTCACCGCGGCAGACCCCCGCCGGTACAGCACAGTCCTTCAGTCACAGTCCACCGGACTGCCGTCGGTGACCGGCGGCCTGACGCTGCCGATCACAATGCCGATCCTGATCAGCACCACGTCGACCGGCGGCGGGTTCACCCTCTCCAACGCCGGCACGATCGCAACGAGGCCGACTTTCACGCTCCGCGGCCCAGCGACCATGCCGGTCATCACAGCGACGCGGCCGGACGGCGCGATTTTCCAGCTGGCCTACTCCCAGACGCTCAGCGCCGGCGACACCCTCGTCATCGACACCGGCGCCCACAGCGTCGTCCTCAACGGCAGCGTCTCCAGGCGGCCGTTCATCAGCGCCCAGCCCTCGTGGCCGGAGATTCTCCCTGGCAGCTCCCTGTCCGTGCGCTGGACCGCGTCCGCCTATGACCCCGCCGCCCTGCTGACTGGCACCTGCCGCAGCGCCTGGATGTAAGGAGACGCTGATGCCTACCGATCCGCTATGGCTCCCGGGTATTTCCTACGATGAGACCGAGCTCCGCAAGATGGACACGGTCCTCACCATGGCGACGTCAACGGCGGGGATGGGCCGCGGCGGTGTCAGGCCCGGCGACCCTGGCCTCGCGGTCTCCCTCGCAGGTACCACGGTGAACGTGTCCGCCGGCGCGGGGACAGCGACCCGCTCCGGTCAGGGCACCTACCGTTTTCAGCTGGCGGCAACCTCGCCCGGAACGCTGGCTGCCGCACACGCCACGCTCACGCGCATTGACCTCGTCTATGTGCGGGTGTGGGACAACGCCGTCGACTCCAGCGGCCTGACGAAAGCCGACGCAGTGCTGCTGACCGGGACACCGGCCGGCTCGCCAGTCGCCCCGACGCCTGGGGCCACGGAGATCTACACGCCGCTGGCCACCATCACCGTGCCCTCGGCGGCCAGCGGCGGCACCGGCGCGGCCACGGTATCGACCACGGGACGTCAGGTCACGGTCGCCCCAGGCGGCATTCTGCCCGTCACCTCCACCGCAGACATAGCCCTCGCCGGCCTGTACGCCGGTCAGGCCCGCTACAACACAACCCGCGGCGTGTTGGAGTTCTGGACCGGGTCGGCTTGGGCCGCTCAGGGGGACTGGGCTGCGTACACGCCGACATGGGGCGGCGGCATCGCCACCCTCGGCTCGTCGACCTCGAAGGGAAGGTGGACCCGGGTCGGCAATCAGGTCACGGTCGTCGGCAGCCTGAAATGGGGCACCGGCTCGACCATGAACTCGACCAACATCACCATGACTCTCCCGACCGCGGCACTCGGCGGCTCGCCTACGACAGACCTCGTGTGGCAGGGGACGGGATACTTTTTCGACGGGGTCAACCCCTTCAAGCCTCTGGCCCCGGTCATCGGCTCCGGTGGTACCACGCTGATCGCGTATGCGATCCGGCAGTCTGACCTGGGCTATCAGTCCCCGGGCAGCCTGTCGTATACGTGGGGGTCCGGCTCGCTGATGGAAGTCCAGATCTCCTACGAGGCGGCCTGAGTGCCTGCGCTGGAGCTGACCTGGTACGGCTGCGACTTGCGGACGGGCCGGATCTCAGACGAGCTGGCCGCCCTGTCGGTGCAGACCGTGTCCCGCAGGCTCGGAGCAGCCACCAGCACGAGCATGTCCCTCAACCTCTACGGCGCACCAGCCGAGTGGGAGCCGGCGACCGCCCCGGGTCGCACCATGCTCGTCGCCGTTGACACTCTCACCGGCAATCCGATCTGGGCAGGCATCGTCCTGAACCGGAAGGGCGGATCAGGCTCTGACGTGCAGCTCGGCGTCGCAAGCCCGGAAAGCTACCTGGACAGACGCTTCCCGGGCAGCTACTCAGACATTCAGGCAGACGCGTCTACCGTGATGGCCGGCCTCGCGGCGCCGCTCCTCACACAGGGACTGCCGATCAGCTTCGATACGACGGCCAGCGGACTCCTCATCGACTACACGTCCATCGACACAGACGACAAGTCCATCCTCTCCTCCATCCAGACGATCTCAGCGATGGAGGGGGCCCCCGAGTGGACCATCGACGTGGTTTGGTCTGACGCCGCCCGCACCACGTTTGCCCTGGTCATGCGGGTACGGCCGACCATCGGCACCACCTCGTCCATACAGGCCATCCTCGACATGCCGGGCTGCCTCACCGCCTACGACCTCGAGGAATCCTACGAGGCCGGCAAGGGCGCCAATATGGTCCAGGCATCCGGCGACGGCGAAGGGGACGTCCGACTGCAGTCCGCCATCTACAGCGCCGACGACATGCTCGCGGCCGGCTGGCCCCGATACGTCCACCGGTACAGCCCCGGAACCAGCATCTCCGACCTTGACCAGCTGGACGCGCACGCCCGCAGGACGCTCGACCTGCTGCGGAACGGTGCACGAGCCTGGACGGCACAGGCTGCGACATCAGCGGCGCCGCGGCTCGGCACGGACTGGGTTCTGGGCGACCTTCTCAGCATCGAGATCGCCCCCGGTTGCAGCCCTCGGCACCCGCTCGGCATCACCACCACGGCCCGCGCCTACGGCTGGGACCTGAACGTCGACAGCGACACGGTGACCCCCCAGCTCCTGGAGGACTGATGCCGACGCCCTCGGAACTTCTGCCCTCTTCGCCGTCCGACCTGTGGCGGGCGATCAAGGAGCTACGCCGGGACCTGCGGGAGCTCGCCGCAGCCCGGCGATCCGAGCGCATGGGCGCCCTACGCGTCTACACCTCAGCCGGCGTCCTCATCCTCGAGACCGGCACCATGCCGAACACGCACGTCGACGGCTCGGAGCAGCAGGGCATCCGCATCTACCGCGAAGACGGCAGCCTCGTCGCCGCCGTCCAGGCCCAGCCCGCGGTCACCGGTACGGACCGGCAGTCCTGGACGGTGTACGACGGCTCAGGGAACGCCATCCTCGGCGACGACCCGATCGCCGGCGCCGGACTCGCCGGTCCCTACGTGCCCTTCGCGTTCGGCCGGGCCTGGTATCTCGACTGGGCCGGCACCAACAGCTCCGGGTTCGTCGATGTCTACCAGACAACGATCTACAAACAACACGCAATGGCGGTCATCCAGGTCGCCCACTCCAATGACGTCGCCGCCGCAACCGGGCAGGTCCGGCTCACCATTAACGGCACCGCCACCGGCTCGACGATCAACACGACGTTCTCCGGCGGCACGATCTCCACGATCGGCCCCGTCGCCCTGCCTGGCGCCCACCGCGCCAGCGTCGACCTCCGCATCCAGGCCCGCCTCACATCCGGCTCGGGCAACACCCGATGCGAAGTCCAAGGCGCCTGGTCCATCAAGTCCTAAGGAGGCGTTGTGGGGACACCGCCCGACGTCTGGCCGCGAGACCGCAGCATTCCGATGGCGGAGTTGCCGCTGCCCCTATCAGAGCAGACGCCACCCGAACTGCCGCCGCTGCCACCGACCGACCCGCCGCCGCCCTGCGACGAAGCCACCTGACCCAGCCCCCGAGCCCACCGCCGGGGGCTCCCTCATTCCCAGGAGGGCCTCATGGCCTGGTACCCCGGAGCCCAGCGATTGGAGCTCCAGCCCGAGTCGGATGCCCAGCCGGCCATCGTGCCGACCCAGTTCATCCTGCACAGCATCGCGGCCCCGTGGACGCCCCAGCGTACCTACGAGTACTGGCGCGACAGTACGAATCTCGAGAGCCACTTCGGGCTCGGGTACGACGGCTCGATCGCCCAGTTCATCGGCACACAGACCCGCGCCGACGCCAACTACCTGGCCAACCGGCGCGCGGACGGCACTGGCGCCGTCTCCCTGGAGAGCGCCTCCAACGACGAGCACACGGACCCGTGGACCGACGCCCAGGTCGAGACGATCATCCGGCTCGGCGTGTGGCTCCACCAGCAGCACGGCATCCCCCTGCGGGTCTGCCGCACCGCGTCCGACCCCGGCTACGGCTACCACCGGCTCCATGGCGACTGGGCCATCGGAGGCACTGCTTGCCCCGGAGACGCCCGCGTCGCCCAGTTCAAGAACGTGATCTTCCCCGCCATCGTCGCCCGCGCCAACGGCGCCCCGACGCCCACCACCCCCGCGCCGAACCCGGCGCCCGCATCATCGGAGTTCACCATGGATGCCGCAGCCGAAAACTGGTTCGGCCAGCTCAACGCCATGCTGTGGGGCCTCAAGAACGACCTCGCCGCCCAGCAGGCAACCGTCGACAGCCTCGTGAAGCTCGTCGCCGCCGACCACAACCTCGACGCGGCGGCCGTCGGCGCGGCCGTGAAGAAGGCCGTCAGCGAGGCCCTCGCCAGCTCCACCGTCAACGTGGACGTCTCCGTGCACGACCAGACGACAACGACCCCCCCGAAGGCGAGCTGACCATGAAGATCCTGAACCGCGAGCCGGCACTCTGGCTCGGCCTCGTCGCCATCTGTGTCAAGCTGCTCGCCGCGTTCGGCCTGGACGTCAGCACCGACCAGCAGGCCGTCATCAACGCGGTCGCTGCGGCCCTCGTCGGCCTGATCCTCGCCGTCGTAGCCCACGACGCCATCGGCGCGGCCGTCCTCGGTTTCGCCCAGGCCGTCCTCGCGCTCGCCGTCGGGTTCGGGCTCGACTGGTCCGCCGAGCAGCAGGCCGTCGTCCTCGCCGCGGCGTCCGCGATCGTCGCCATGTGGGACCGGACGCAGATCACGGCGCCGGTGCCGGCTGTCGCGGTGCCCCCGGTCCGGGGCGTGTAGGTGAGGTGCCGTGCAGCCCGGCGGGTCAGACGTCTGCTGGGCCGCCGCGGCACGTTCCTCGCCATCCTCGGCATCGGCAAGACCTGCTGGGGGATCAGCTTCTACGTGCACCCTCCCCTGCTGCCACCCACCCCCGGCCTATGTCACTGGGCGTGGATCTGGATCGCGGCAGGGGTCGTCACTTTCACCAGCGCGTTCCTCGGCGTGGGACGCGATCGGTACGGATTCGCTGCTGCACTGGTACCGCCGGCCGTGTGGGCAATCGCGTACCTCGTCGCTGCTCTGAGCGGCGACTACCCCCGCGGCACTTGGGTCGCGATCTGGTACCTCACCTCCCATGTGGGGGTGATCCTGTGGGCCGCGACGGTGCCCGAGCACTCCGTGCCCAAGACTCCGCGCGGCCGGAGAGCTGAGGGCGGATGAATCTCTGGGCGGCGGTAGCGACGGTCAGTGGGGCGGTGCTGACGTTCGTTGGAGTGGTGCTCACCGCGCGGTCATCAAAGGCGGCTGCGGCGGCGACTGCACGAGCTACCGAGGTAGCGGCCGTAGTGCAGAGCGAGCCGGCGCAGAGGGCGGCCGACTTGCAGGCGTTCCGGGAGATCCGCGAGAAGCAGAGCCAGGACCTCGCCGAGACCCGCGAAGAGGTCCGGTCGCTTCGCAGCCTGGTGCGTGCGTTCGTCTCCTACGTAGAAGACCTGACGGCCCAGATGCGGCAGCAAGGCATTGAACCGCCAGCGCCGCCGGACCGGATCAACGAGTACAACCGAACTGGAGTGTGACCAGCCCCCACCCCTCGCGGGTGGGGGCTCTTTGCTGC